TCATCGCTGATAACGTCGTCTGCGGCGGTGGCCACGGCCAGGCCGTACCAGTTAGCATATTCCAGCGCGGCGTTGACGGCTTCGACCAGCGTTTCTGTCTTACCCTCTTCGTCCGCGGCGAGCGTTTTAGCCCAGCGGCCGATATAAAGCTGCTGCGGCTGCGGCGACTGCGCAAACCAGACGGCTGCCGCCTGGTATTCGGCGGAATCCAGGCCAAAGTCGGCCCCAATATCGGCGGCGGCGGTATAAAGACGCAGGCGTTCCGTCAGGGGGATTACCGTGGCGCTCCCCATAATCAGCATTGAGCCAAAGTTACGACCGGAAGCGGCAACGGGTGACATCAGGACGTCAACATTCACGATGCCGGATAAAGGCAATCCTTGAGGCATATTTTATTCTCCAAAAAATTGAACGGGTGTTTCCACCAGTGAGTAAATTCCGTAGAGACGGAATATTTTACGAACAACATTGACCGTTAATTCATAACGGCGGGTCTGAGCGTTATTAACCATTTCCAATACGGTGGTAATATCGCTGCAATCGCTGACGCCAAGCGAAAGCTGTTTTAAAGCGGCAAGGTTTTGCGCCAGCGTATTTCCGTCGCGAAAACGAGCGGCATAAAGCTGGGCGGAAGGGCCATAGAAATGCAGTCGGCATTCCATCCGTTCATCCCGCCACAGCTGGACATTGTCCTCCTGTTGGTTAGTCAACACGGGCGTGCCTTCGGCGGCGATTTTCATCACCATAAAAGCGCAGCCGCTTTCGCCGGTCGGCAGCCATGCAGGCGGCGACGCGCCGTCGTCAACCGCCACCCGATCGGCAGCCAGGCCGGTAAGCCCCTGGATCCACGTGCTGAGTTGTTCTTCCAGCGCGGCGTCCCTGGCTGGTTCGTCATTAAGCGGCGTCAGCCAGCCGGCTGTTTTACTGGTATTCGTCACCAGCACACCTCCTGTTAGTTATTGCAATGAAAAGCAAATTGCAGGCAGCAGAAAAGCGGATGAAAAGATTTCATCCGTCGGGATATAACGCTTATTAAGGCTGACACTGCTGGCGAATATAATCCTGTAATCCCGCTATCTGAATGCGGGCCGTCGCTATTCTTTCTCTGAGAGTGAAATAATACCGTTGAGCGGCGTCAGTAAGTCGGGGGCCGGCTGCATCAGCCACGCCGACGGCGCGGGCCGTGGAGGCGCTGTGGCAGCTGGCGGCGAGCTGCAGCCTGCGCTGGCCAGCAGCAATATCATGCTCAAGCTGGCCAGCGTTTTCCCTGGCCTGTTGCAGTTGCGAAACATATTTTTTATCCATAGCGGCCGCGGCGTTAAGCCGTTGCTGTAGCGTATTAACCTGCTCCTGCTGCTGCCGAAGCTGATTACGGGTATCCACATAGTGGGAATGATAAAAAAGCGCGGTTTTTACTGCGGCTAACATAACAACCGACAGAAAAATAAAGATTAGCCATTTAGCGTTCATTCATTTCATCCGTCCTCTCCTTTTATTTATCAGAAATAGGCCAGCTTGCGGTTTACGCCGTTAATTTTAACGGTGATATAGCCTGCAGGCGTTGCGGTCGCCGCCGGCGCTTCCGCTACTGCCGTCGTCAGCGTCGCCAGGCTGCCGTCAAAGCCATAACCGGCAGTGCCGTTATGAAAATTCATCACCGTAGAGAGCGTGACGCGTTTAGTGGTATCCAGATCGGTGACTTCTGAGAAGTCGGCGCTGAACAGCGAGCACTCTCCCGCTTCAAAGCGCGACGGGCCGGTGGTTTTCAGATTGACCATCACGTCGCCGCACTGCGCCTTGAGCTTGATCCAGACTTCGCCGTACAGGCCTTTGCTGTCGCTGGTTCTGACAATGCAGTCAACCACGCCCGAATCCCCTTCATAATGCAGGTTGCCGCCAACGGAGCTGGCGCCGCGATAAAGGTTCAGGTAGGCCTTACCGCAGACGTTGGTCAGCAGCGGCGCATCGGCAGGCTGCGTAACGGTATCCCTTAGCGTTTTGCCGTGCATTTCCAGATGCCAGTGCTGGTTGGCATGAGGGAAAAAGAATTTGCCGACGCGGAACCATTTATCCTCATCCGTCGTGTTGCTGACGCGGTAGCCGGAATACCAGCCGGCCTTCAGGGAACCGGTCATTTCCGAACCGTAGTTTTCATCGCGACGCCAGCCGTATTCAAAGCCTGACAGCCACGGCGTACCGGATCTGCTCAGGTCGACTTTGGCGCCGGACTGAAGGCTGAGGGCGCGCATCGTGGCCCTGGTGTAGTTCAGCTTCAGCGGATTTTCAGAAGACTCGATGCTCAGCGCGTCGATAATCCACTGGCCGTTGCTCAAATCGCCGGGGAAACGCGTGTGTTCAATCCAGACGTTGCGGATCAGTCCCTGGGTGACGCGCGGCATATAAAGCGTGGCGTCGCTGTATCCTTTCTGGAAATTACAGTTCGACAGCTCGACCGCCGTCGAGTGATCCCAGACGCCAATAACAGAATCCGACCACTGGATATCAAACACTCGCGCATAGGTGGTGTTGCTGTAAATCTGATCCAGACGCGTATCCAGCGTATCGAGCAATTTGAAAGCGGCGCCGCCGATATTCTCAATGCGGCAGCAGGTAATATTGACGAACTCGCCTTCAATCACGGTATTTTCAAAAAAGGGCTGCGTGTTGCTGACCATTTCCGGCGTAATCACGCCCGTATTGGTTTCGGTGTCCGCCGTGGCCTGACCGTCCCAGAAGATGCCGCGGATAGCGGTGCGGCGCGCCTTCACTTTAAATACCGTCGCGGCGGACTGGTCGGAAACAATAATGGTGCGCGGTGACACGCCATATTCGCAGTCGTCACCGTACAGGCTGAAATAGTTGATTTCGCCTTCGCCGGTAAGATCGACCGGGTTTACCAGGAATTTCCCGGCCGGGAAGCGAATACCCACGCCGTGGATCGGATTTTTGCTGGTATCGCTAATCGGCGATGAAAAAGCCTGTCCCCATTTATACATATTGATGCAGGCATCATGGTTGACTTTACCATTGTCCGCATCGAAATTACTGTCGCCGCGCAGACGCTTGCCGCCGAAATGATAGATATTAATATCTTCGACGTTATCAATAATACGCTTCCAGTAATAGCCGCCGCCCGTCGCTACCGCCACGGAGCCGCCATCATCCTTTGATGCTGCTATCGACGCATCAATAAAGCCGACGAAACGCCCGCCGCCCTGAAAGGTGGAATCTTTATCGTAATAACGTTTCAGCATGGCGATATCGCCAGAGGCGGAAGGTTTGGTGGTGCGCAACTCTGCAAATGAATTAACTTCAATCATCTTGATTTCCTTGGGTTGTTGGTTAGTTATTTTTATGGTTATGGCATAGCGAAACGCCACGGTTTTTAGCGAAGAAAATAAAAAAGGACGTTTTTATTTTTTCAGAAAAAGAGCGGCTTCTCTTTTTCTGCGTGGCAGCAGCACGTCAGATAACTGACCGGCCCTTTTCCATAACAGCATGGCTTCTGCGGCGCCCTCATCATCGCCTTGATTTAATTTCTTTAACAGCGTCGAACTATTAAAAGCGCTGACGCCAATATTGAATACCAGACTACATAAAGCATCGTACTGATTTTGCGTCAGACTGACGCTGACTTTTTCATTAATAAAATGCTCAACATGCGAAATATCCGCAAGCAGCAGCTTATTACTTTGCTCAGGCGTAATGACCATGCCGTCCGCTATCGTTTTACTGGCAACCAGGCCCGTATGCCCGACGCCGATAGTTAATATGCCGCGGCTATCCCGATAGGCCGTAAGTTTTTCACCTTCTTCCTGCTTGATAAAGCTGATACCGTCAGGGCTGATTTCCATCTGGCTCTCCCGTTCTTTTGTTGATCCAGCGCTTTAACTTTTCGCTGATATAGTCATTACCCACGTAGCCAATATAAACGGCAAAAACCTGGGCGGCGGCCTCGGGCATATTCCAGTTCAGCAGCGCGCCAATTACCTGCAGCGTCGGCGCCGCAAAGAAAGCCAGGGCGCTGCACGACACCGCGTCAAGCACACGCTTGCTCCAGGGGGTTCGGGCACAAGCGCTGCGCAGCAGGGAAAACATGGCGGCGATGCCGGCATAGCCCCATTCTGTTTTATGGCTGTAAAGCCAGAGTCCGACACTGGCCCAAAAGCCTGGCTCCTGAGGAAACATGCTTTATATCTGGCCTCCTGTATCATTACGGCGCAGGGAAAGCTTGCTCCCTACATCGTTTTTTGAGATGTATTTTAAAGTTTTTTTGATCGTTTGATTATTTACATGCTGCCAGATTATTGCGGGCTATTCGTTACGAAAACCTTTTGCTTTTTTATTTCTGCCTGCCTGTCACTAATCCATGCTGCTACATTAAGGGGTTTATTTCGTAACGAAAACCATTTTCTTTAATATCTTTTGCAGC